ATTCTTTTTCGGTCATGTCCCTAAACCGTTCAATTAGAGTTTCATATGCGAACTGACGCAGCATGTCACATGATTGCAGTCTGTCTACTTCAACATCTGCATACATTGTAAGAAGTGCATCAAAATTTGAATCAATGTTTTGTGGCATAATTGGAAATCTTGTTATACTTTATAATACCATGGACCTGATATATATCAACCACGGGTAGACAGTTTAATTACTGTCACCTCAGCTGATCCGTCCCACTGGATCAGCGGTAGACTGGAGGATTACAGTACTCACCATCGTAGTAGTCCTGATCCAAGAATTCCTTCAGTACCTGATCACCGTACTGCTCTCTTATTTCTCTAAGTTGATCCTCTATCTCTTGTTGAAAGTTGAACATAATGGTAACAGATGCTACTACTAATTATACTATAAATCAGAATTGTTGTCAATTCTTAACATTAGAATGCATACGTAGCACCTTTCGGATCATAACAAAAATAAACCAAGGTAGCAGTTCATTATTTGTACTAGTTGGTATTGTGGTTTTATTCATAAAAGTAAATATATCAAAAAACAAAAAAACTCAAAAAGTCAAAAAACTGACTTTCTGAGTTTCTGGGAAAGGACCTTTATCTTGAAATCAGATATCCATCAAAAAATGGTTCGGTGAAGTCCTTACCTGAGATGTACCACTGCCAGTCACGCTGATAGATGCCGATGTTATGTACAAAACAATCAAGGATGGCGTTCAACCTAGATTTAGTGGTGACGGTCTCCCATCCACATGAAGACAATCTGATGTCCCCATTGTCTGCAATGGTAGCGATGTTGTGACCGTGCAAGTAAACAAATGTGTCCCCGTGCTTGTTAACCTCAACACGTGTATTGTCTTTTGCCCAGTTACGGCGACCTGCAATCGCTGCGTTCATTTGTGCTTCAATCTTTCTCATGGGACCTCCTAGTTTGATTGTGTGTAGATTGCACCTTCAAGGTGACCAGATAATGCATTTAGAGCATTGTAGCACTCGTCGTCATCTTGAATGAAGGGATTGTCAAGTGCTCTGTCTAGAGCAGCGGTGAAGAGAGATGCTTCTTCTGCTGTGAGTTTGATTGAGATCATTTGGAAATCTGTGTCGTATGATTCTATTATAGACGAGATCGCCAAGAAATCTACCGATGTTGTGCCACTAATGTGATTGTCACATAGTGGATCGGTGATCTCTTGGAACGACCATTTATAATATAACCCATACTAGGGTGTTTGTCAACTACCTGTGTGACAGTTTAATAATTGTCACTGTAGTCCTTATGTTTCGCTATCTTTTTCTTGTTACCTCTCTTGACGTTCTTGACATCTGCAGCATACTTACTATATTCTGCTGTGTAGTCATCAGAATATGTCTTAATGTTGTGAGATTTACCCATTTCAGTAGATAGAATATAAATTACTCTTATTTAGATATCTACCAGGACTTTCTCACGTCTTGATTTGTGAATGAACTTACCAACACTGCCACCATCTTGTAGCAACTCATTACTTGTTAGTACTGAACATAGAGAATTACTAAATTCTGGGATATTCTCACATTTATATTCGTATACTTTTTCTAAATTACTAGAATATGTAATTTTTACTACTTTTTCGTTTATTTCTACTGAATTAATCGCAGAACTGAAGAAATTTGAATAAAGTGTCATCTTTTATAAAGAAAATAACTGATTTTATGAGTTTTCCACAGGTTTGTGGAAAAATAGAAAGAAAAAAACCCCAAAAACTCAAAAAAGACGCTTATTTAAGATTTCCAAACTTTATAAAAAGTCATTTTTTAAGTTTTTGAAGTTTTTCAGATTCCCATGTTTCTAATATAACTGATTTTCTGAGTTTTGTCAAGTATTGTGTGCCAGTTTGCTGACTGGATTCGGAATATTTCAGTTTGTTAACAAAGACTTGACATTTGATACATAGCAGCCTAAGACAGCAACGACAGAGCACCTTACCTATATTTTTTCAATGATTTCAAAAGGTTTCAGAGAACTGTGGAAAAACTGTGGAAAACTCAGTCATATCAATGTGCGGACACTTGTGTTGAAAGGGTAGTATCCTGCACTATCTGATACTATTGGAGATCATACTCAATAATGATTTTCTTGCTCTCTTTTCCATCTTTATCAGTGGTAGATGACTTCGTAATCTTACCTTCTAGGAGAGATGCAATGTGTGATATCTCATTGACTAAATCTTCATCTTTACTTGGATATACTATCAATTTATCCCAAGGTTGATTCGGATCTATGATATGTAAGTCTGGATCTGCGTCTACTTCCCAAGGGAGATCACATTCTTTATACTCTTCAACACACTTTTCCTCACATTCCTTATCGTTAGGGTCACATTCACTGGTACATTCAAGTAGTTGATCAGTACAATCCAGTTGTTCTTCTTTTTTGTGTTCGGTAGTATCTCTTTGAATCTGTGTACCATTTATTGCTTTTTTAATATCGTTATGTAACCTTTCTATTGGTGATGTCACTTCACCTTTTTCTGGTTCATGTCCTGCCATGAGTACTTGTTCCATAATGGTAATCTATTTATAGTTGAATGACCAAGTGAATGAATAGCGATCACTTGTTGGTGGTGTATGATGATATGATACATTACCAGGAAAGGCATATGCATGTGCTTCCTTGATCTGTACACTATTACTCCATATCTTGAGTTCACCTGATGCCTTTGGATAGAATATTGCTGTAATGTCTCCTTTTGGTTGATATGCATCATTATAGTTGATATTAACCCACCATGTGAACTGCATACTTAATTCTCTGTTCAATCTCTTTTCTAACCATCGCTTGACTCTCCATGTAATAGCACCTGCATCACGTTCAGTATATACTTGTGATTGATATGCATTGTAGTTTACAAACGTACCAACTGTCTTTTGTGTACATGCAACAACACCATCTTGTATCATATACTCACATGTCATAAGTGCTTCAAGATCATCAATCTGTTTGAATATTATCTGATTCTTCATCTATGTGTTTACAATAACTTGGTTCATCATCATATTTACGTTCATATTCAAATCCATCCACACTGATCACTGGTGCAACTACACTATGATACTCCTCCCATAGTTGTTTAGGATTTGGATGAAATTGTATTGGTTCTTCTTTCTTGTCCATTAGAATGACGCTTCTACATCACATACTTCATCATAGCATATAGAATATGTAATGTCATCCTTCCAGTATGAAGTATAGAGTTTATCCCATATCAGAGTAAACTCCTCTATTGTCAGATTCTTGAATAGAACCTTCTCTTGAAAATAGATGTGATAACTCTGTCCTTTCATTCTTCTATCTCAAAATACCACTTGATATGTTTGATATAATCAAATGTGCATGACAGATCTGCATCACAACTGATATCATATTTCCTGTCACATAGAAACTTTCTAAGGTCATAGACAGAATCAAATCGTCCTTGATGTCTTTCTTGATCGTCATACAAATGGTATTTCATTCTTCTTCCACACTATTTAATTCTTCTATTGCATCTACTGGTACATCATTACCACCGATACTATACCAGTGTTGCGGAATGCCTACGCTATCCTTGCGTACACCAAGATATTCTAACTGATCACCACTAAAACTGTGTTCACGTAGCATTGCCTGTAGTTGCCAATGTATGAGTTCTGATCTTTTCATGTGATTAATATAGTTTGTGATCCATCTTTATTATCAGTAATTATAATAGTTTTATCGGGAAACGATTTAGAGAGTAATCGTTTTAATTTTCTATGTTTTAGAAAATTCTTCATTTTTTCCTATTCACTGCTCTATAGTCAATTTCAGTAGCAATTGCCATTCCTACCGTATACAGTGCGTAAGCACCTCCAAAAAGTATAAAAAGTTCCATCATTTACCTTCAGATAAACTATCATAATAATTTGCGAGACTTTCTGGATGTTTTCTCTCTAGTTCTAACTTCAGTTGTCTCTCGCATTCATACTCAAGAGTGTATACTGCGTCTTGCAAGTATTTCTCAAACTCATTGTCCACGAACAGGTCATGGAGGTGATGTATGTGCTCAAGTGCGAAGACCAGTTTAGTTTGTTTGTTCATCTTCATAGGTCTTCAAGTCTTGGTTCTACCCAATGTTCCGTATTGTCAATGCCTGCTGCCTTGACATACCGCATGATGTGATCATCTATCTGGTGATATATGGGATGTAGATCCAAATCCATGTTAATATCATGTGCGATCTGAGCGACTTGTGCTTCAGTTAGGCAGTGATCTGGATGCAACAAATCACAGGTGGGTATCCTGTGCTCTATGAGTTCATTTAGATTGAGTCTGATCTCATAATCTCTGTATACTGGCATGATTAATTGTGAGGGTCATAGTAACGTAGGACGTACGCAATGTATAAAATGAGGGGAGCGACTCCGAGTATGGCGAGACTTGTCATTCTTCTGTAAATTTAGATTCTATTTCCTGATCTAATTTATCTAATAGATCATCAAATTTAGTCAAAGCCTCAATATCATTTAACAATTTACCGAGGGCATTGATAGTTACTGCTCGTTCGCTACGTGCTGCATTCGCCAAGGCATTACGAATGTTACCTTGTGCTTCAACAAGATACTCCTCTACTTTCTTTGATAGTGCCATAATGTGTACTCCTCTGGTCTTAACTTTCTGGTCTTAATGGATTTACAAACGTCATCATAGTGTCCGTACCATGATCTGTTGAATGCATCCTTCTTAGTTGGTTCAAGATACCAAGGGAACATACGATGGCAATTTCCATTACCATTAGATAGTTCCCATAGATCAATGTTCTTTGTCTTATTAAAGACAGGTTTCTTATCAATGCGAGTCCTTCTGGGTTCTCGCTTTGCTTCTTGAGTTGTCAGTTTGGATATGTTCTTCTCCAAACTCCTTTGTGTTCTAGGCAAGTTTCTTAAGTTCCTCCATACTTTGCATAATATTCTTGGCAAGTTGTTTATCCTCACTGTGAGTCGCTTTAATATACTCCGCAGTGAGTCTCTTCAACTCGTCCTCAACTTTTGCTTTGTTTATAGAGTTCATTTAATTCGTCTCCATCAAAGAATACAGTGGACTCGTTTATATAGGTCTTTCTATCAACCCATTCAAACCACTCATCCATAAAATGACAGGCATCATTGTCTTTTCCTTCCGCAAGTAGAGTATGAAATCTACCTACGATCCAGTGAACAAGAGATGCTCTCTGATTATTTAATCTTGATACACCATCATTAGGTACTGATGAGTATAAGTGATCATGTGGTGGCATAAGGACTCCTTACTGTGTCTGATTTACGTGGATAAGCAGCGACCTCTGGATCAGGGTCTAACCACTTAACATATTCTGGATCTTCAATACAACAATCAAGTTGTGCTGAACTATCTAGGTAATACATGTCATTCCATCGCCATGTATTGTAATTCATTTTCTGTATTCTGAGATCTGGATAACCAGACTCTAGTTCGCCAAACTGTACAAATCTGTAAGGATAACGATCTAAGATAACCTCTAGTTTCATTTTCTGTCCTCATTGAGTGGTGAATTGAAATACTTGCGGTTAGCAACATATAATACTGCTAATGCAGTTAAGATTCCTCCAAATCCTATCAATAGAATAGGACTCTGTGGAAAATCATAAAATGGTACGTTAGTCATTGAATTGTCCTAATTTAACTTCAGCAAGAGATGCTACCATGTTCCATGCAGTTTCTCCTGATACTGTGTTTTGATCACAGAAATACTCTACAGTATCTTCCATGATCTCCAACATCTCAATGAGTTGTTGTTCTTGTTTCTTTGTGATTTTGTCGTTGTTCATCGTCTGACTACCGTTAAATCGTTTGTAAGATGATTATAAGACAAAAAGGATAGATCTGATGGTAGAGCATCCTCAAGTGCCTTACAGAACTCTAGGGTATAAAAAGACTGATATCGCCAAAACTTCTTCTCTTCATCAGAGAATTGTTCAGCATTTGTCTTTACCTTTATAGTATACTGCTTACTGTTCTGTAAGTCAAGGGGTGCAAGCAATTGTTTTACATGACTAACAATCATGGGAGCAGCAACTTGCTTCTTCAGTTTAGTACGTGAAGGTAAATTTCTCATGTGGTTACAATAGTAAGATGTACATGTGTTGGAGGGATTATCTCATATAGAGATAACCACCTGCCCAACTTGCTTGATGTATACACTCTTCATATGAATTATCATCTAACAAGTTAAATCTAGCATGTTTTGCGGGACCTTGCCAACCTGCTGGTTTGAACACATCACCTGTTTTCTTATCTATAAATGCGTGAACGCTACCATCTTTGTACTGATGTGTTGCGTAAGGACCCATATCATCATACTCTTGCATCACTATCTTGTGATACTTACGACCTTCGTAAGATTTAAACTTGTTTAGATTAGCAGTTCCGTCTTCTATTTCTGCTAATGCTTTCTCATGATACGGAGAATAGTGCATTTCATCACGAAGTGAACTCTCATGCAATCTTATGTTATCATTCTCATAGTCTTTTTCTAATGCTCCACATAATATATCCACTCTACCCAATACTGTTAGTTCTTTTGTTGTTAGTGTCTTAGGCATTGTGCTCCTTGATTTGTATATACCTAGTATAATGGTAATTTGTTCGGAATGGTAGAAATACGTGCAGTTTGTAAACTGGCATACTCCTCACGCAATTCACACCCAAGATATGATCTACTATTCTTCTTAGCAACCATTGCTGTAGTTCCTGATCCCATGAATGGATCTAAAACTATATCTCCCTTCTCACTACCTGCAAGGATACATGGTTCAACAAGATCCTCTGGGTATGTTGCAAAGTGAGCACCTTTATATGGTTTTACTGTAACAGACCAAACAGACCGTTTGTTTTTTGTAGAATAAGACTTGGTAAGCCCACTATGAGGAGCCAAGCCACTACCAGGATTGTGGTACTTACCATTTGTGCGATCTCTTGTTCCCCAATCTTTTGCGGGTTCTTTAATTGCTTCATTGTCATAATAATACTTTTTACTCTTACTCAATAGAAATATGTACTCATGTGCTTTAGTACATCTATCCTTGACACTCTCAGGCATAGGATTAGGTTTATGCCATATGATATCTTGTCTTAGATACCAACCATCCGCACGTAATGCGAATGCTAACATCCAAGGTATACCTATCAAGTCTTTTTGTTTCAATCCTTCTAGTTTATTACCTCTCACTGGTGTGCTCTGTGGTAAATCCTGTCTAGTCTTAGATACTGTCTGTTTAGGATAGTTACCATCACTACGATAATTATAGTATGAATCTCCTATGTTCAACCATAGTGTACCATCATCCGTAAGACAATCACGGACTAATGAGAACACCTTGACCATTTCTTTCACATAATCCTCTGGTGTCTGCTCTAATCCAATTTGACTATCTTGTCTAATAGCACCACACTTAGGGCAAACAGTTTTGTAAATCGCATCTCCCACTCCTGCCATTTCATCATGGTTCTTATGACCTGTGTTACAATTCTCAGGTTTGACTTTTGTATCTCTCCTATGATTACAATTTGGGTCGCCACCTATCCATGTTGCTGTACCATAGTCACGAAGACCATAATAAGGAGGGGATGTTACACACATCCTCGCCTTTTCATCAAACTCTTTGAGTGTCTCTCGACAATCTCCGAATAGAATTGTATCCCTCATCTTGTTACTGTAACTGTAGCTGCTTCGCCTTTGTTGAAGATAGTATCGACTACTGCTTCAACCTTTCTGGCGGTTGTGATACCCACTTTGGAATATACTGGTACACATATCATACCATAAACTTTGTCTTTTGCCCCTTTGCGTATCACTCTACCAATCGTCTGACTAATAGTAATGTAATCCATAGACCTCATAAACAATACTGCTTCAAGTCCATGAACATTGATACCCTCTGAGAGTATGCTGTGATGTAGAACTACAAACTTCTTGTCTGAATCTCTACCCCACTCATTAAGTGTATCAAAGAATGTCTCTCTGTCCACCTTTTCTCCATCAATGACTGCACCAGTTTTAGATGTGATGAACATGTAAGAGTAACCACGAACTGCCAACTGTTTTACAAAGTCAGTCTGTGATACAAGTGCAACAATTTGTTTTGTTGACTTGGCACATATCAACACTTTCTCTTTGTCTAGGTTATCAATGGCATCAATCATCTGCTCATTGTCTCTGTCTGCAACCAACTCATCTTTGTCAAGTATTCTGGTCTTGTAAACTTCGACCTTTGGTGGTAGTATGTAACCTTGCTTGACCAACTTAGGTGCAGGTACTTGACATATTACATTACCAAAGATGTCAGTATCATTCATACCAACTTTGAAAGGTGTGAGACTGTGCTTTGGTGTTGCTGTAAAGAAGTATGATCTCTGTGCATATATTGAATAATACTCAACTGCTTCGATAAAGTTTTTCTGAACTGAGTTGTGTGCTTCATCAAAGTATATTGTATCAACATCAATATCTGCTTCCTGTATTCTGTGTAGTGAATGATATGTAGTGAATATTATTGTATGTAAATGTAAAGGATAAATGCAAAATGTTTTTATCTCTTCTGATTTTGTAGTGCTAGTATGATGTGTCTCTCCTGAGTGAACATGAAGCACATTGACATCAGTAATATGCTCAAGAAAATCTGCTGACAACTGATTTGCAAGTAAGATACGAGGAGCAACCACAACAATGGTTCTTCTGTTCCCATTGAATCTGTACTTTGCATCTTCGATCATACACATTGTCTTACCACCACCAGTGGGTACAATAATCTGACCTTTGTTGCACTTCTGCATAGCAATAAGTGAATCTAACTGATGTGAACGTAATTTCATCAAAATCTCATTAATACTATTAGTATAGCAATTCTGTTAATGGTGTGGATATTTTTTGTGACACCTTCTTAGGTGGCACATTCAACTCCTCCATTATAATTTGCTTCGGTAAGAAGTTCCAACAATAATAACTACTACTAAATGTAATCTTATCATTGTCTCTACCATCAGGACTTACAAATTTCATTCTCTTATCAAACATCAACAGTTGTAAATCCTTATCTTTAAATAACTGTTTAGGTGCTGAATCATTTAACCAAGTGTTAGTCATTATCAAAGCAAATGGTTTATTAAATGATAATGCTCTCTCAAAAAACTTTCTTTTATTTGTAAATGGTGGATTTGATACGATTATATCCCAAGCGTGGGGTTCATAATCAAAGAAGTCTTGACCAATATCAATGTGTGAACGAACAACTTCATTCTGTTTTGATATTTGTATGACGAACTGACTATCCTCTTTATCAAAAGGACACCACACTATATCTCCCTCTGGAATATACTTTAATATAGGTTCGACTCCGTAGTCAGGTGTGTAACACTCATCATTGTTACCACTCGAATACATTAATTTACCACTATCTAATTCTTTGGCCATAATTCTCAATCTCTTTTTGTCCAATACTTACACCTATTCTAGGGTCTTTCTTATGTGATGTACCCTCATCAAACTGCTTCTTAATCTTTGGTAACAATAACCTCAAGACATCATCACAATTCAATTTCCACACTTCCTCAACTTTACCCTCTTTGAATCTTGCATAGTAATGATTTTGATACTTACCAATCTTGTCCTCCACGATATATTTCTCTTGTTCTTCCCAAGAGTCTTGAACACTGATACCATTATATGTACCATTAACACTTTTACCTATAGTGGATTTGTATTCACAACCACCATCTTCATCTATTGCATCTTCTCCAGAATAATCATCTGCAACTTTATGACCTAATAAACCAGCCATATAAATTTCTCTTGAACGTGCATAAGAGAATGGGTCTCCCCAACCTTGTTCTTTACATAGATCATACATCTGAACATACAGATCACGATACTTTTCTTCTGGTGTCATAATAAAATTGAATTACTCTCATTATAGCACGAAAAATCATCTGTGTAAAACGTTATGACAGTTTTTATATTGGATTATTCATTATCTTTTTCATAAATTTTTTTCTTCTTTGACATCTAATCTCCATTCTTCCATATATTTTATAGTGAATGTTCTATCTAACGAATAATGGCCATTTTTATCTTTTCTTTTTATGGGTCTCATAGCATCTTCGATATAATATCTTAAAATACTTTCAAATTTTTTAACTTTACCACTCGTATTTCCTTTACCAAACCATTTAGTAATCCACTGATAACTAGAGTGATGCATGAGTGCAATTATATTTCTTTTATCTGGATTATCTTTCACGGCTTGTAGAAGAGCAAACTGACCTGATTTCCAACCTGCTGTAGCAATAGTTATAGCAATAGTATCGCCATCACTTTCTAATTCTGTTTTTTTCTTTTGCAATTCTTCCCAATTATCTGCGTGAGCTTTATCATTTACATAATGAATAAAAGTTTTATTCTCTCTTTTTTCTTCTCTTTCCTGTTTTATGTTGAACTCAACTAAATCCAAAATTCTGTTTATTGTTTTCGTATGAAACCCATAGTCCTCTCTCAAACAATCAATATTTGATTTTGATCTAATATCAATATTATAATCTTTTTTTCTTGATTCTATTTCTTTTGCTGCGTCAACTTCTTTGATTTCATCTTTTATAGTTTTTGCTTTTCTATTTCTTAAATTTCCAATATGTCTAGCATCTTCCTCAGTAATTCCATATTTTTTAATTACCGATTCTGGAACAAGTAACTCTTTCATATAGTCTAAATCTGCGTTTATACCTGCTTTTATTGTACAATTACCATCTCCTACCCTGTCTTTTTTATGTGGGTCATTTTTTAATTCAAAATTTTCCCACACTAAAACATACTGAGCTCCCATACCATCACCCTTGTCCTCTATATAACCCTGTATCTCTTTGATGTGATTTATGTCCTCCTCCAATCTAGTTTGTATAGAGGATAGTTTTGCTAATCTTGATGATTTACTGAATCTTGGTATTAGTTCACTCCACAAACCCATTTCATTCAATTCATCTTTAGTGTAAAGTGATCCATCATCTTTAGTAGGATTTCTTAAAGTATCATTGAATTTTTCAATTTTCTCTACAAATATTTTATTTTGTTCTCTATTTCTAGGATCTTTAAATCCTGATGGTGCTACACTCTTATTAAAAAATAAAGGATTTTTAGTCACATCATTTTCTTTTTGTAACTTACTTTCTAAATTTTGCATATCTTGTTTTATTCCATATTCAACTAATTTTAGTGATAATGGAATACCTGTCTGGAAAAGTTCTTTAAATTTTTTACAAGTAGAACTATTCCAATATTGCCCATCAAAAACCTCCTCAGTATCTTTTAAAACGTGATACCCATTATACTTACACCCTTTATATAATCCCTTTAACACCTCAAACTCATATACAATAGAATTATATGAATTTCTGTCAACACCATCTAATTTTGTCTTATCTATTTTTACAATAGAATCTGGTGTATTTATTTTTTCATATCCAAAGCCTTTTGAAGTCATTTTAACATTAAATGTAATTAATTATAGCATAAAAATTTAAGATATGCAACTAACAGTATCACTGTGCAATCTGTTCCCTAATACTTTTTTCATAAGATTTAGAGAAATCTGTTGTGGTCTTTGTTGCCAACCATACCACGAACTTTTCTTTCCTTTTAAATGTGGTGGTTTTTCTGATTTACTATAGTATTGATCTTCTGTCACATCATAGATGATACTATCATCTTGTAACCACCAATGTTTTTCTCCTCTGTAATCTTCTCCACTCATAGGCACTAATCTATCTGTATCTATTAGATAATATAAAGCTTGTGAAGCGTGATAGCAATGACCATAATACTTGTTTGTTTTTATGTCATCAGGATACATCAATACTTTCTTACCTTTTAATAAATTACTTGATAAGTTATCCTGTATTTTTTCAATTACAGTGCCAATCTCATCATACGAATAAGGTTCAAAGGTAAGAGTCCTTGTTTGAAAAATCTTTTTATCTTTATATCTGTGTCTTTCTACTTTCTTCAATAAATTATTCCTCCTCTTTTTTTCTCTAGTAAATCCATTTCTATTTTTATCTCAACCATTTCTGTCAGGTCTTTGACTTCTTGAGACATAGAACGATAGCCAGCACCAACATAAATTTGACCAGCCATTACTGCAATAGTACACGCACCCCAGAAAATATAATACTTTCCAGATTTGATTTGATGCTTAACTTTAGACAAGGGTTTCATAAAAATATATTTTTGCAGGGTAGGCCCATTTAGGATTTGCTCGTACTTCTGCCATAAGTTTAGGACAAAGTGTAGGGTCTCCAGGTATACCGCTGAAGTCTTTAGACACGCCTGCCCATTTTAATTTTAAATCATAGTGATCTGTCAGTCCTGCTACTCTCCATTCCATAACGGCAAGACTGGCGTCATGATTGTTACCTGTGACTCCCCAAACTATCATTTTTCTCCTATTTGTATATAAACGGGTCTCTCTTTTGTAATTCTCTAATTTTTTTCTTGTATTTGATGTAATTAACAAGTTTTCTTACAGGAGAGGTTACAAAGTAGTAAACCTTTTTTAATAATTCTTTTACACGAACCATTTTTTCATCCTCAGTTTGATTTTTAGTTGTGACTCTTCAGCATTCTTCACTATTGTGTATAAAGTGTACAGTCTA